GAAACAGCCAGCGGAACACCTCTTATACTAGGGGGGAGGGAGAGAGGGACGAACGACCGACCCCCTAGTTCCTAGTATGGTTTTCCGGGCCCCTCAAAGGGCCCGGAACTACCAAGGGTTTAGGCAGGGCCCCTGAAGGCCCTGCCTGTAACCAAGTAACTAACGTAACCAAAGAGGGCCGGGGCCCTGAAGCCCCGGCCCCCTGGAGAGGGGCAGCCGGTCCCTCCCTGACCGGCTGCCACTAAGGGGTAAGGAGGTTGACCTTGGCGTGGTCAACCTCCAACAGAGCCAGTCGCCTGCCGAGCGACTGGCCCCGGATCCGACTGGCGGTCCTCCGGAGGGACCGCCGGGAGTGCCAGCTCCGCCTGCCTGGGTGCAGGCGGAGAGCAACCCAGGTGGATCACCGGAAGCCCGGTGATGACCACTCCCTGGAGAACTTGCAGGCCGTCTGTTCGGCCTGCCACTCCCTGAAGTCGTCCCGCGAGGGCAACGAGGCCCGAGCGAGGCTCAGGGCCGCTCGTCGGCGGCCCGAGGAGCGTCACCCTGGGTGGGTGACGCCCCCCAAGGGGTCCTAGGGCCTCGCAGCCTGACGGGCTGCGAGCCTGACCGAATGTACAGCCCGATGGTTTCGAGGGCTTCTCTCTTGCTGTCGGCCCAGCCGGTTAGGTCCTGACCGCCCGGGCGACGAAGCTGCCAGCGGTATCTCTGGCTGCGCTCGCTGAACGTTATGGTGTAGTCCACGCCAACTCCGTCAAGTCCGCCAACCGCGACGACACTGACGATAGCGACGATCCCGCCATGATCGCTAGGCGCGCTCATCGGCGGTTAAAGTCCGCGTGTGTCCGACCGACGCCTGCTCACGACCGCCGAACTGGCGCGTGCCCTCGGGCTGTCCGCGCGGACCATCCAGCGGTACCGGCAGGCCGGTCTGATCCGGCCTGCGGAGGTCAGCCTTGGCGGGCACGCTCGCTGGGACGTGGATGACGTTCGCGAGCAGATTGCACGACTGAGAAAGGAATAGCCTCCTGGTGGGGCTAGTGCCCCAGGAGGGTGTTCGAATGCCGGGTCCTGTGCCCAAGAGGGATTCCGAGCGGATTCGCCGGAACCTCCCTGAAGTCCCGACCGACACGGTCGTGATGGTGGGTCCTGTCGAGATCCCCGAGCTGGGGATCCCCAACGCCCACCCGATGATTGTCGACTTCTACGAGTCGCTGAAGCGTTCTGGCCAGTCGAAGTACTACGAAGACTCCGACTGGCAGCTGGCTCGAATGGCGCTGTACTTCGCCAACAAGCTGCTGAACGACGAGAAGCCGTCGAGCATGATGCTCCAGCAGGTGAACTCGATGCTGTCGGATCTTCTGGTGGCCGAGGGGCAGCGTCGCAGGGTGCGCCTGGAGATCGAGCGCCAGACCGCACAACAGAACGTTGTGCAGATGTCCGACTACTTCCGAAATCGCCTAGGCGGATCTGCCTAGGCGCCCCCGGGTTGAGCGCGGGATTCTGCTACCTTGCCTGCGCTCCCCGGGGCCTTAAGCCCGGGGAGCATGATGGTCCGCCCGTTCGTGTTGTTCTTGACGATCGCGATCTTCGTGTGGTGGACCGTGATGTTCTTCTGGGGCCCCAAGGCGGTCCCGGTGCCGTCCTTCTAGTCCCTGGTAGCACAATGGCAGTGCGATCGGCTGTTAACCGATTGATCCAGGTTCGAGTCCTGGCTGGGGAGCGGCCCACAGCGGTTGTCCGCAAGTGGGCTTTTGTGTGTCCTCTCTCTGTTTCCTTTCAGGGGTGATCCTTCCTTCCCTCCCGCCCTCGCCCGCCCGGTTGGTTCGCCGGGCGGGCTCTGGATCTACCGACGGTCGGGGGCAGGTGACTGGAGCGCCTGCCATCGGAGGTTCGAGTCCTCCTAGATCCCCGTAGCGCATGCCAGCGGCGCCGTGACTGAAACGAGCTGGCACTTTGGAAGGCAGCGCCATGGTGGCAAACCGGCCTCGAAAGCCGGGCTAGGCGCGAGCCTAGAGGTTCGATTCCTCTGCCTTCCTCTGTCCCTGTCACCGTGACCGGTGCTAAGAGCCATGATGCAGCAACAGGATGGGTCCAGCAATGAGATGCAGTGTTTGTGGCGAGTTCATGATCAAGGATGAGCGGTTCGGGTGGAGATGCCCGAATCCGTCTGCTCACGACTACTGAGCTTCAGCAGTCTCTCATCATTAAGGGGTCCAGCGCCTTGACTAAGGCTCTTGCCCCCGCCCCTGCGTATATCACCGGTCCAACATGGCGTAAGTACGAAGACGGAAGTTGGTACCTGCCTGAACGGTCGCTCGGGTGGGGCATTCTCGACTTTCTGTTCAAGTACGTGAAGTCGCCCGGCGGCCAGTTCGCGGGCGAGCCGTTCATCCCGACCGACGAGCAGGCCCGCTTCCTGCTCTGGTGGTACGCGGTCGATGAGAACGGCAGGTACGTGTACCGCGAGGGCGTCCTACGCCGCTGCAAGGGGTGGGGAAAGGACCCGCTGGCGGCTTCTATGGCGCTCGCCGAGCTGTGCGGCCCGGTCGCGTTCGACGGGTTCTGCGACGGCGAGCAGTACCACTGCGGCAGACCCTCCTGCACCGGTTGTGGCGAGGCCGTCGGTAAGTCCCGGCATGCTGCGTGGATCCAGGTTGCGGCCGTCAGCCAGGAGCAGACGAAAAACACGTTCTCCTTGTTCCCTGTGATGATTTCGCAGGAGTTCAAGGAGGAGTTCGGGCTGGACATCAACAAAACCATCATCTACTCGTCCGATGGTGGTCGTATCGAGGCGGTGACCAGCTCACCGCACTCGATGGAGGGTAACCGCCCTACTTTCGTCATCTGCAACGAGACACAGTGGTGGGTTGAGGCCGTGCAGGGCCACGACATGAAGAATGTCATCGACGGTAACGTGACCAAGATCGAGGGGTCGCGGATCCTGTCGATCTGCAACGGCCACATTCCCGGCCAGGAGTCGGTTGCCGAGCGAGACTACGAGGCGTGGCGCGCTGTCGAGGCCGGGCAGGCGGTCGACACCGGCGTGATGTACGACGCGCTGGAGGCGCCTGCCGACACCCCGATCTCGGAGATACCCCCGAAGGACGTCGATCCCCAGGGGTACGAGCAGGGGATCGAGAAGCTTCGCCAGGGCATCATCATCGCCCGGGGCGATGCGACGTGGCTTGATCCGGATTCGATCATCGCGTCCATCCTGGACGTGCGTAACCCGGTGACCGAGTCGCGCCGCAAGTTCCTCAACCAGATCAACGCCGCCGAGGACGCCTGGATAGCTCCTCGCGAGTGGGACATGGTTGAAGACCGGTCGCTTCGGTTGAATCCGAAGGACCGGATCACGCTGGGTTTCGACGGGTCCAAGTCGAACGACCACACCGCGCTGGTCGCGTGCCGTGTTGAGGACGGCGCGCTCTTCCTGCTCGGGCACTGGAATCCGGAGAACTACAAGAACCCGGACGGGTCTTTCGAGGTGCCCCGCGAGGAAGTGGACGCGGTCGTTCGTTCGGCGTTCCAGCGTTACCAGGTTGTCGCGATGCGCGCCGACATGAAGGAGTTTGAATCGTACGTCGATGCGTGGAGCCGGGATTTTGGTCGGAAGCTTGTCGTGAGCGCGACCGCCGGTCATCCGATCGCATTCGACATGCGGGGCAATCAGAAGAGGTTTGCGTTCGATTGTGAGCGCTTTGTTGATGCCGTGCTGGAGCAGGAGCTGAAGCACGACGGTAACCGCTTGCTCCGCCAGCACGTGCTCAACGCCGTACGGCATCCGACGACCTACGACGCTATTAGCATCCGTAAGGCCACCAAGGATTCTTCTCGCAAGATCGACGCTGCGGTCTGCGCGGTTCTGGCCTTCGGGGCCAGGCAGGAAGTGTTGATGAGTAAGAAGAACCGTTCACGCAAGGCCGTGGTGCTCCGTGGCTAAGACTATTCCAGAACAGGTAAACGATCTGGCGGACTTCCTGTATGCACAGGAAAAGAGTTTGAGAGAGTCCGCCCAGTACTACGAGGCCACGCACCGGCTGGAGGCCATCGGTCTCGCGACCCCGCCCGAGATGCGGTGCCTGACGGCGGCCATCGGATGGCCCCGAATGATCCTGGACTCCATAGAGGAGCGTCTGGATGTCGAGGGCTTCCGTCTGGCCGGTCAGTCCGAGCAGGTTGACGACCTGTGGGACTGGTGGCAGGCGAACGACATGGACGAGGAGTCGTCCCTGGCGCACCTGGACGCCCTGATCTACGGTCGGTCGTACATCACGGTGGCTGCGCCCGACGTGGACGCCGGTGACGAGCCGGGCGTCCCGATCATCCGAGTTGAGTCGCCGCTGAACATGTACGCCGAGGTGGATCCGCGCACCCGCAAGGTGACCCGGGCGATCCGGCTGTACAAGCCTGTGCGGTGGGATGAGGAGCAGCTCCAGTACGCGACGCTCTACCTTCCGGACGAGACGCACTACCTCGTGAACGTCGGGGGTAAGTGGCAGGCCGAGCAGGCACCCACGGTGCACAACCTGGGGGTTGTGCCTGTGGTGCCGATGTACAACCGCGAGCGCCTGAGCGATCGTCAGGGGACCTCGGAGATCACGCCCGAGATTCGCAGCTTCACGGACGCTGCGGCCCGGACGATGATGAACATGCAGGCGGCCTCGGAGCTGATGGCTGTTCCGCAGCGCGTGCTTTTCGGTGTGAACGCCGAGGACCTGATTGATCCCGGGTCCAATACGTCGGTTCTCGAAACCTACATGGCGCGCATCATCGCGCTGGAGAACGAGACGGCCAAGGCGTTCCAATTCAGCTCCGCCGAGCTTCGGAACTTCACCGAGGTCCTGGAGCAGCTGGCCAAGCACATTGCGAGCTACACGGGCCTGCCGCCGCAGTACTTGTCCTTCAACTCGGACAACCCAGCGTCCGCCGAGGCGATCAAGTCGAGCGAGTCTCGGCTGGTCAAGAAGTGCGAGCGGAAGGCTAGGATGTTCGGCGGCGCCTGGGAGCAGGTGATGCGCCTGTGCAAGCTGGTCATCGATGGTTCGGTGTCTCCGGAGCTGTACCGGCTGGAGACGATCTGGCGCGACCCGAGTACTCCTACGTTCGCTTCTAAGGCTGATGCGGTCAGCAAGCTTAAGTCTTCAGGCATCATCCCGACCGAGCGCGCTCGTATCGATCTTGGATACACCGACGAGGAGCGCGAGGAGATGCGGGAGTGGGACGAGGAAGACCAGCAGAAGGGCCCGATGGGCATGCTGGCCCGACAGATCGGCACACCCCCCCAGGGTGAGACCACGGGGCCCGACCAGGAGGGTCGGACTCCCCCGGAGTTCGCTAGGCAGCAGGCGGCGGCGTGACGTACGAGGAGTACACACGCGCCGAGCAGCAGAACACGGCGAACCTAGCCATCTTCCTGGCGCTGTACCTGCGTCCTTTCCTTGAGGACGAGCAGGACGAGGAGAGCTGGTTGTCGCTGGTCATGCTCGTGTACGAGCTGATCGCAGCGGCGCACCGGCGTAGTTCTGAGCTTGCCCGCCAGTTCTACGACTCCGAGCGGAAGTTGCACGTCCCGCCGTCGGTCGATCCGACGGCGATCGTGCGTTCGGGGGTCGGGGATTCCAGGCCGGACCTGGATCGGCACCCGATCTTCCTGAGCGAGACCCGACCGGAGTTCGTGATCGAGGGCCTGGAGCCTGCTCGGGAGCAGTTCTCTCGCGAGAACGCGACCGAAGAGGATCTGGCAGCCGTGATTCGTCAGGCCCAGAAGCAGGCCTTGGCGGGCGGGCGCCGGACGCTCCGGGAGGCGGTCCGTACCGACCGGAGGGCGGTCGGTTGGGCCCGGGTCGCCGGTGGCGGCGAGTCGTGCGCCTTCTGTCTGATGTTGATTTCCCGCGGGCCGGTCTACAAGGACGCGGACCAGGCGGGTCTGGACGCTGGCTCGAATGTCAGCGCTCTGGAGATTTGGAATCGCTATAATCGGACTGGGGATGACTCCCAGCTGATGAAGCTGATGAATCGATGGCACGAGAACTGCGATTGTCGAGTGGTTCCCGTTTTTGACCGGGACGATTGGCCCGGTCGGGATCAGTATCTGGAGGCCGAAGACCTCTGGATCAAGCATACTCGCGGCAAGAAGGGTCGCGAGAAGCTTATTGCCCTTCGTAAGGCGATGGGCGACGGATACAAGCGGACTGACTCCGCTTCCTGAAAAACAGTAATGACCAGCGCCCCTGGTGGGCGCTATTTCACATGCCCTGGAGGCACGTTTATGTCTGGTACTGATGGCACGCCTACTCCCCCGGTCACCCAGATCTCGGATCTTCCGCAGTGGGCCCAGGAGTACATCGCGAACCTTCGGCAGGAAGCTGCCGATCATCGCGTGAAGAAGAACCAGCTTCAGCAGGAGCTTACGGCTGCTAACGAGAAGCTGGCTGGCCTTCAGACCGAACTGGCAGAGGTCAAGAAGACCGCCGAGTCTGCCTCAATGGAGTCCAAGAAGCTCCAGATCGCGCTCGAAGCAGGTATTCCTGGCGAAAAGGCTGTTTCGTACGCTCCCCGGCTTGTCGGGAACACGGAGGACGAGCTTCGCGAGGACGCAAAGAAGCTCGCCGCTGATCTGGCCCCGGCTCTGGGGACTGTCCAGCAACAGCCTGCGACCGACCGGTCGCAGGGTGCAGGTAATGCCGGTGTGGCCTTCACAAACAAGAACCTCTCCGAGGGTGCTCGGGAGTTCGCGAACCTGGTGTATGGCCGTCTTGCCGGTCCTTCAGTATAGGACTTAGAACTAAATGGCCGAGAATCTTGCCGCTCACATTGGTCCGGGCGTTCAGGGTCGCCTGAGCCTTATGCCTTCGGACATGCTGCCGGAGACTGTCGTTGGGGACATCTTCTCCAAGGCCGAGCAGCAGTCCATCCTGATGACCCTTGGTCAGCGGGTCCCGGTCTCGCTGAACGAGACCTTCGTGACGGTCGATGGGACCTTCCCGGAGGCCGGTCAGGTCGGTGGCACGACACTGGAGTCTCGTGAGGGTGCGCGTAAGCCTCTGGCGGGTGTGACCTACGGGTCCCGCAAGGGCTTCATGCCCATCAAGCTCGCCGTGATCGTCACGGTGTCTCGCGAGTACGCGCTGACCAACCCGGAGGGTTACTACTCGCAGCTGACCACCAAGCTGTCGGGCGCGATCGCTCGCGCCGCGGACCTGGCCGTCGTGCACGGTCGGGACGCGCTGCGTGGCACCCCGCTGGTGGGTATCTCGAACAACTCCTACATCAACGCCACGCAGAACCGCGTCACGCTGGACTTCAGCGCGCCNGCTGGGCCTGGTGACGTTATCGACCAGTTCATCGCTGGCTGGAAGATGGTTACCGACGAGAACAACGGCCCGGGTAACTACGAGGTTACCCACATGGCTGCTGTTCCGTCGATTCGCCCGGACCTGATGACCATTCGCCGGTCGGATGGTACCCCGCTGTTCAACCCGGGTGGCGTTCCGTCGACCGGGTCGGAGATCAACCTCTACAGCGGGGGTGTCGGTAGCCTGCTGGGCATCCCGACCTCGTTCCACCGCGTGGTCGGCGGCCGTATCGGTAACAACGCCGGTACCAACGTGAAGGTGCTCGCGGGCGACTGGTCGCAGCTGTGCTACGGCTACGCCGACGCGATCTCGGTTCGTATCTCGGACCAGGCGAGCCTTGTCGACGAGGCCGGGGAGACCATCAACCTGTGGCAGACCAACCAGATCGCCGTGCTGGCCGAGGCTACCTTCGGCTGGTACGTGAATGACCCGAACGCCTTTGTTGCGTACGAGGTCGCGGACGAGAGCAGCTGATTAAAATGCGCTTGATCTCACCTACTGGCGTCCGGGTTTCCACCAGTCCGGAGCTTGGTGAGCATCTGAAGCGTCAGGGTTGGCGGGAGCTGGAGGATGCTCCAGCTCCCGCCCCCGAGGCTGCTCCCGAGGCTTCTGAGGTGAAGACCCGGCGCCGCGTGTCCAAGAAGGATCCTGTCTGATAGGGAGGTGTAGGGGTGGCCTACGCCTCCGTTGAAGACATTGAGGCCCGCATGGGCCGCGAGCTGGACGATTCGGAAAAGACGATCGTCACGGTTCGGTTGAACGACGTTGAGCTGCTGATCCTGTCGCGTATCCCGGACCTTCACACGAAGGTCGTGCAGGGGAAGATCTCGCCTGACCTGGTCGCGATGATCGAGGCCGACGCCGTTATGCGGATCCTGAAGAACCCCGACGGCGTGGTCGGGGAGACCGACGGGAACTATTCGTACACGCTGAACTGGTCGACCGTCTCTGGTCGGTTGTCGCTGCTTCCCGAGGAGTGGCGGATGCTGGGCGTGGGCCGGTCGATCTTCACGGTTCAGGCGTCACTGCCTGTTCCGTGGTGCCAGCCGTGCGGTACGCCCGGCGGCGATGGCGGCTCTGGCTCGCAGTACGAGGACGGCCAGGCGGTGTGGTGGGGTGATTCCTGATGTCCCTCCTCGATAAGGGTATCGAGGACATCGTCATCTACCACGAGATCGTCGAGGTGGACGAGGACGGTAACACGAAGACCAAGGCGGCTTCGGTAGGACAGCCTGCCAAGGCTGTGATCCAGGTTGCCGCAGCGTCCGGTACCTCGGGACGCCGCGCCGAGCAGGACAACGAGGGTTATGAGTCGGAGGCGAACTACCGCCTCCGGCTTCCTCGTACTTTCCCGACGATTCTGGGCGCTCAGGCCCAGATCGAGTGGCGCGGGCAGCGATGGTCGCTCGTGGGTGACGCGAAGGTCTACAACGGGTCTCCGCGAACGGCGCACGTCGACTACACGATCCGGAGGGCGTGATGACCGTTCAGATGAAGTCCGAGAGGGCGGTTCGGCAGATCACGAGTCGCCTTCCGGGCGTTCGTGCGTCCGTGACGGCCCACGCCAACCGGTTCGCTGCGACCGCGCGGGCCAACCTGGCCCGGCACCGGTACGAGGGTAACGCCCGGATCGAGGTTCTGGAGACGTTCAACGCCCGGTACGGGCGGCTGGACGCGCTCGTGTGCCTGGTGGACCTTCCGCACCAGCGCCCGGATGGTTCGTGGTCTCGCGGTAACGCGATGTCCATCGAATTCGGGCATATCCACAACCGGTCGGGCAAGTACGTCGAGGGTCTGTACATCCTCACTTCCGCTTACCGAACCCACACTGGTCTCTAATGGTTGATCGCGACATCAGTCGCGTCCAGAGGATCGTCATTCCGGCCCTCAGGGATGGCCTGCCAGGCGTCAAGGTCGGATCGTGGGTCGAGGATATCGACCATCGCACGTACCCGATTATCAACGTTCGGCGTCTGGGCGGTCCCGGGCTTCACCCCTCCATCGGGCGGATTGACTTCGCAGTGATCGAGCTGACGGCGTACCACGACGCGGGCTTGATCGAGTGCGAAGACCTTCTTCTGGACGCTCGACAGATCATCTACGAGATGGTCGAAAACCAGACTGTTACTGAACACGGCTATCTGCACTCGTATTTCGAAACAATGGGTCCAACGCAGTTCGATAGCCCGTTCGAGGATACCTGGCGAATTCAGGCGCTGATGCAGCTCGGCGCTCGTCCTCGCCGCAATAAGGAGTAAATCCCAATATGGCGCTCGATAACAACAGCCTGTTTACGGCGGCCAGGGGCGACATCTACGTTGGACCCGTTGGCACGACCGCTCCGACGCCGCAGGAGATCTCGGCGTTCACGCCTGCCGTGGGTCTGTCGCTCCCGTGGGACCACATCGGTCACACGTCCCGCGAGAATCTCCCCGAGTTCGGGTTTGAGGGTGGCGACACCGAGACCCGTGGTACCTGGCAGAACGAGGCTCTTCGTGAGGTCACGACCGAGCCTGCGGTCGACTATGTGACGTTCCAGCTGCACCAGTTCGATCGTCGGGCGCTGAGCCTGTACTACGGGGCGGACAACGACCCGCTGGCGTCGCCGGGCGAGTTCCTGGTGATGGGCTCCCCGACGAGCGGTACGGAGCTGGCGCTGTGCATGATCATCACCGACGGTGACGCGAAGATCGCGTTCTACGCCCGCAAGGTCAGCATCCGACGCGAGGATGCCATCCAGATGTCCGTCGACGAGTTCGCAGCACTGCCGCTGCGGGCGACCTTCCTGAAAGACGGTAGCCACGAGCTGTACCGCTGGATCTCGGAGGACATTGCGGTCAACCCGGACGACGAGAGCAGCTGACGAGCTGGGGGGCGCGGCCTGGACCCGCCGCGCCCCTCTTCTTTTTTTCATGGGTCCATAAAGCATTGTCACGACAAAAAGGGTCCAACCGTGTCTAACTCGTACTCTCTGGAAGACCTGAAGGCCGACGTCGAGAAGGAGTTCGCTCCGGTCACGCTCACGTACGGCCGTGAGACGTTCAAGCTGCGCCATCTTTTTCGCCTGACGGATGACGAGCGGAAGACGGTTTTTGACACGCTCGACGCCATCAAGGCGGAGGCGGGCTCCGAGGACCAGGAAATCTCGATCGAGGCTCTGTCCAAGCTGTCCGATGCGGTCTGGGCGATGCTCCGGGCCCTGCCTGAGGACGGTAAGGGCGGGAAGCTGGTCGAGGTCCTGGGTGGCGACTTGGCTATCGGAATCAAGATCGTCAATCTCTACACGGAGGGTACGCAGCTGGGGGAAGCCGACACCTCGCCGAACTGATTGACAAGTACGGCGAGAGTCTGTTCGTGTCGTTTCAGCAGGTCTACGGCCTGAACCTGAGGGACATCACCAAGCCGGGGGCGGGCTACACGCCCCGGGAGGTTCTGGCCCTCGTTAAGGGCCTGCCGGTCGAGTCGGCTTTCTACTCGCAGGTACGCGGTGGCCCGCAATTCATAGGCTGGAATCCGGATCGCTACTTGCTGGCCGCTCTGGTGGACGGGGTCAATAGCCTGACCTACGCCTTCGTCCAGGCCAATTCTAAGCGTAAGGCCAAGAAGCCCGATCCCGTGTGGAGGCCGGAGAAGTCGAAGAGCGATCAGAAGAGCAGCCTGTTCGCGGCGATGGCGCGCCGCGCTTATATGGCTAAGCGAAAGTAGGGGTAATCAATGGCCCGTGGAGGTCCGGGCGGCCCGGAAATCGGGCGCGTATCGGTCCGCGTTGTCCCGGACGTGTCGCGTTTCCGCCGGGAAGCCCGCGAGGAGATCCGTAGGGCCACTGCGGACCTTAAAGCGGACGTCGAACTCTCGGTTGATGCAACGGGCCTGCGCCGCCAGTTGCGGGACACTGTCCGGCTGGCCGCCCAGGGGATTACAGCGCAGATCCGCGTCGAGTGGGTCCCGTCCGTTCAGGTTCTGAGGGCCGAGCTGATGCTCTTGATCCGCCGGGCACAGGCGGGTCTGGACGTCGAGATTCCGGTCCGGTTCAACAGCCGCGGGCTGGGCGGCTTCGGCGGTGGCGGGATGGGCGCCAGTACATTACTGCTGGCTGGCGCGATCGCCGCAATCATAGCCCCGGTCGTGGCTTTGGTGGCTACGCTGCTAGCGGCGCTGCCGTCGCTGGTCGGCATGTTTGGCGCTCTCGCGGGTGTCGTCTATCTGGGTATGGACGGCATCAAGCGATCGTTCGAGTCCCTGACGCCGGTTCTGGACCGGATGAAGTCTCAGGTTTCGGCCGCTTTCGAGAAGGGCCTGAAGCCGGTGGTTCAGGACATCGCGCAGATCCTGCCGCGACTGATGCCGGGCATCAACTCGGTTGTTTCGGGCATCACCGGGTTCGCGAAGTCGATCACGGGCGTCCTGAATACCGCCGAGGGGATCCAGACGATCAACACGATCCTCCAGAACACCGGCAACTTCATGAAGCAGATCCAGCCTGCCGCGGAGGCCGGTACGCGAGCGTTCATGACGCTCGCGCTGGCTGGGTCGTCTTCGTTCGATGTGCTGGGTGATTCGATCAACCGGTACGCCATTAATTTCGAGAACATGGTGAACCGGCTGAACGAGTCGGGCGCCATTACCAAGGCGATCGAGTCGCTTGCACCGGTCGTTGATGCGCTGGGTGATGCGTTCATCCGCATCATGGAGGTCGGCATTCAGTTCATGCCGATGCTCTCCGGGCCGTTGGCGACGTTCATCAACGGTTTCACAGATCTTTTCGTGGGCCTGATGCCGATTCTGACGGCATTCTCGGATCTCGTGCTTACGCTGGTCGGGCAGCTGGGTTCGGTTCTCGGCCCGGTTTTCGCGGCCCTGGGTCCGCCGATTCAGCGGTTCGTCGACGCGCTGCAGCGCGGATTGCAGCCGCTGCTACCGATCATCGCGGATCTGCTGATGAACGTCGCGGACGTTCTGGCGCCACTGCTGGATGTCCTGGGCCCTGTGGTCGAGCAGTTCGGCCAGGCTCTGGTGCCCGTTCTGCAGAATATGCAGCCGGTGATTCGAGACATCGGTGCGGTGCTCTCGGAGCACCTGACCGGTGCGATCGTGGCTCTCGCACCGCTGATTCCGACGTTGGTGCAGGCTTTTGGCGAGCTGGTCAACGCCCTCATGCCGCTGGTCCCGGTCATCCTTGAGGCGGCCATCGTAGTTCTGCCTCTGCTGGTCGACTGCATCAATGTGGCCGTCATTCCGGTCCTCCAGCTGATGGCCGGGTTCTTCCGGGATGTCGTCGCCCGGCGATCGAATGGTTCGCTGGGGTTATCAAGCAGGGCATTGAAATTGCCAAGACGCAGTTCAATGCCATGAGCGACCACATCCGTAGTGCGATCGCGACTACGGAAGGGTTCATCAACTTCTTCCGGGACCTGCCGCAGAACATGGCACAGTGGATGACCGAGGTCGTCCGCTGGATCCGGACGAAGTGGGACGAGGTCGTCAATTTCTTCCGCGAAATCCCGGGCAGGATCAGGTCGGCTCTTGGTGACCTGGGGAATCTGCTCGTCGAGGCCGGTAAGTCGATCATCAACGGCCTGCTGAACGGCCTCAAGTCGGCTTGGGAGAACGTCAAGTCGTTCGTTGGCGGAATCGCGGGCTGGATCTCGGCCAACAAGGGCCCTGTCTCGTACGACCGTAGGCTCCTGCGCCGCCACGGTAGGGCCATTATGGAGGGCTTCAACTACGGTCTGGAGAAGGAGTACAAGCAGGTCAAGATCACGATTCAGGACATCACCAAGGATATCATCTGGGCGTTCCGCCCGACGAACGTCGGGCAGCAATTCGCCGAGTCCCTGGTGGGTGGTGTTCCGGACGCTCTGCGGTCTATCGATCGCCTTAGCAGTGTGACTGCGACGGCGTTTCGGTCGGACTTCACGGCTGCCGTGGAGACCGACGACTTCGGATCGATTTCTGATCGGGTTGCTGAGGCTCTTTCCGGTTGGCAGGTGCAGCTTGACCAGAACGGTCTCGCGAAACTGGTTAACCGGTCCAATTTGCGAAAGGCTAGGCGCGGATAGTGCCGTACACTCCTCCAGCCACTCCGTGGCAGGATCTCCCGTCCGAGGAGACTCCGGTTACCGCGGCTTGGCTTACTCAGGTTGACGAAACGCTCGTCGAGCACGACCAGCTACTGGCTGACCTGGAGAACGCAGCGAGCCTTGGCGAGGTGGTCAACGCCAAGGGTGACCTGCTGGTCGGTGTCGCTGATGACACCGTGGACAGGCTGGCAGTCGGGAACAACGGTGGGGTGCTGACCGCCGACTCCACCACCACCACAGGTTTGGTGTGGGCGGCCAACCCGGTGCCTGCGCCGGTCACCCTGACCGACGCCGCGACCGTGAACATCGACGCGGCCGCGGGGCGGCTTTTCCGGCTGTCGGCCTCGGGTAACCGCACGGTCGCTGCGCCGACGAACGCGATCGACGGGCGGATGATCGTGATCGCTCACTACGCGAACGGTGGATCCCGGACGCTGACGCTCAGCACGAGCACCGGCGGGTTCAAGTTCGGTTCAAGCATCACGTCGCTGACTGCTACGTCGTCCGGTACGACCGACTACATCGGCTGCATCTACAACGCTTCCGACGAGCGCTGGCACGTCGTGGCGTACGTCAAGGGGCTCTGATGGCAACTCCCGGTTTTGCCCAGGTCACCACTGTCGACGGCTACGACACTACGGGTCTGGCGATCAACAAGCACGCCACTGCCGTTACCGGTCAGGGGTTGCTCGTCTTCCTGGCGAAGGAGAATGACGATCCGGTCGATCCGCCCGCGGGTTGGACGGAGCTGGGGTCCGGGGCCGTGACCGACCCGGACCCCGACGACGATACTCCGCTGGCGTTGCACTGCTTCTGGAAGCGGGTCGGTGGGTCGGACGACCTGTACTCGTTCACCTGGCAGGAACCGTGCTACGCCCGTATCTTGCTGGCCCGTTTCACGGGTGTGGCGTCCAGCGGCTCGTTCATCGACGTCTACGACGCTGACGACAACTCGACGCTCGACGACGAAACGCCCGCCGTCTCAGTGACCACGACCGGGAGTAATCGGCTGATCGTCTGGTGCGCTACCAACTACTGGGGCGGCTCGTGGACGATGCCGAGCAACTACACCAGCCGGTCGCCCAGGAGACGATGGCGCTCGGTACACGAGCGCAGTCGTCGGCTGGATCCACGGGCAACGTGGTCGGCCTGTGCTCGTCCGAACGGTACTCGTGTGCGTTCCTGGTTGCCCTGTCCGACACCCCGATCGGCGGTGGCGGACCTTCCGAGCCCGCCTACAACAGCGGGCTTCTTCCGTTCTTGCTGTTCTAAGGAGCCTTGATGCCGGGACTGTACCCAGGCTTTTACCCGGGCTCTACCGCGTTCCCTGGTGTCACCTACCCGGACCCCGATCCTACATGGTGGCTGGGGCCTCTCGGGCGTCTCCGCAGGCTGCCGGTGCCCAAGCCGGGCATCGAGCAGCCGAGCATCCGGTTCGGTGGGATCCACCAGGGTTTGAGTGGGGCCCGGACGGTGGATGTCACCGGCTACCGGCAGGAGTACAAGTTCACGTTCGACTACATGACGCCTGCCGAGTGGCAGTACCTGGAGCTGTTGCACCACCGGCACATTCAGGGCCCGTACTACCTGATCAACCCGCTGAAGCCGAACCGCATCTCGGCCCGCGCCATTGCGGGCCGCCAGATGGACCCGGTGGGATCGATCCGGGGCGGTGTGTCGTCGAACGCCGAGTTGCGGCCGGTCCGGGACGGTGACTACCCGCCCGCGTCGGCGGGCGCGCTGGTGGCCACTGAGCTGCCGGAGTGGGAAGGGTCGCTCGGGTTCTTTGTGTTCGACCGGGAGCAGCCCTTCCCGATCCTGCCTGGCGAGTACCTGTCGGTCGGTGTGTGGATGCGCGGCACGACCCACGAGTTCGACGTGCAGGTTCTGATCAGTTGGTACGATAAGCACCACCAGCCGCTGACTCCGGGAGCCTCGGAGCCGATCGAGGTTCGGCGCCAGTGGACTCATGTTACGGTCGAGGCAATTCTGGTGCCCGCCGGTGCAGCGGGCGCTACGTTCGGGATTCTCATCCCGAGCGCGAGCATTCCGGGTAACCGCGTTCGTTTCGCTGGACCCCAGGCTAACGGTGGGCGCGAGCTCAAGCCGTTCATGGCCGGTCACGGGGCCCCTCAGGTCGTTATCGACCAGCTTACTGATACTTCGCCGCGCTTCCCTCTGCGGAGCGGCGAGCTGACAGTCCTGGAGGTTTAATGCAGACACACGGAGGTGAGGCAGCCGAAAGGGCTATCAAGTCCAACAGCCGTGTGTTCCGCGACCGGATCCTCGTCGACTGGAATCAGAACGGGCTGTACGACCACCCGATGGCCGAGATTTCCGGCTTCATCGAGCGGGTCACCACGGACCGGCACCTGAAGGGCTCGATGCCCGAAGAAATTCTCCTGGTGGAGGGTTCTTCGGCGGCCCAGATGACGGTGGAGATGTCGGGCGAGTTCGAGGGGATGCCTCTAGCATCCCTGTTCTCGCCGTACAACAAGAACTCCCCGTTCTACGGGAAGCCGATGGTCGGGGCTGAGATCCAGTACGGAATCCTGGTCGAGACCGAAGAGGGTGTAGTCGTCTACCCCCAGTTCATGGGGTTCGTACAGGACATCAGCGCTGACCGGGCCGCCAACTCGGTGACGCTCGTCGCGGCTGACCGCGTAGAGCTGCTCCGGCGCCCGGTCCAGCTTCCATTCTGGGCGGTAAGTAATGAGCACCTCAGCTACGGAGAAGAAGACTCCCAGCTGGTCTGGAGCCACTGGGTTATTGATCACTGCCTTCGGCTGTGTAATGTTTCGCCAGCTCCTCAGCGGCCGAAATTCCGCGAGGAGATTATGGATTACCCGGCTCCTAATGTCGGCCCCCAGTTCTACCTTAGTGGGAATGGTTCGTTCCTTCCGACGATCGGGTGGATGGACAACCCGAATGCAACTTCTTTCCCGTCGGCCGGGACGCCTATGTACCACGACAACGGGCCGAAGCACCCAGATGCGCCAGACGATGCTCTCCCAACGATGGGCCTGGCTGGTCTGGGTTTCCCCGTGTCGCAGATCTACGGAGATCCAAATAGCCAGGGTGCTCTCCGCTATTGGATGGCCGACTGGTACGGCCTGAACGTCTACTCGACGCACTACCTGGGCTTCACGATCAACACGAACGGGCCCGGCAAGGACATTCCGTTCACCACGCCGCTGAGCGAGGTGATGGAGGTTCGGCTGGGAGCCCAGTGGTCGCTGCACATTGACGTTCAGGCGGGCCTTGTCAGGACCCGCCTGTACAACCACAAGACGGACANGCATTACGCGGGCGGCGGTTGCCAGATCCCGAANGATGTCGACCACGTCGACGTTTTCGCCCAGTGGGACCTGTCGGTCCGGAGTGCTCCGCGTTCGATCATCATCGCCGTCCGGCCGGATGGCTCCGGGTACACTACCAACTGGGAGACCCACCAGTCGATCCCCGAGCAGTGGGACTACGACCAGATCGCTGGTCGTGTCTCGGTGTATCAGGGGATCAACCTGTCGAACGTGGTGTTCGCGACCCGTAACTACACGGGCGCTGGCCTGGAGCTGACGGAGGCGTACAAGCCTGCCACCTATGTTGCCCAGCTTGACCGAGGCATCAACCGGTTGTCCTTCATGCCGTTCGCGGAAAAGAAGGAAGCCTGGGAGATCATCACGGGCGTTGCCGCCGCGGAGTTCGGTTCGGTCTTCTGGGACGAGGAGGGGGTCTTCCACTTCTGGAACTGGNAGACCATGAAGGCCAAACGGGAGAACCCGGTTGGCCGTCTGACGGTCGACGATCTCGAACAGCTGAAGTTCACGAACACGATGGACTCTGTTCGGAACGTCGTGACGATCCAGGCGAAGCAGCGGCGTGCCGCGGGTATCGTCAAGGTTTGGGAGTCGAACGACGTCAACCAGTTCTACACGCCCCCGCGCTCCTGGAAGCAGTTCAAGATCTGGGTTGACGACATCGAGTCGCCGCTGACGTTCCGTCCGCAGAAGTACGACACGGAGGATCGTCCGGAAACCGGGGTCCACAACATCTTCCCGTCGTGGAAGGACGACCCGATCCACGGGTACTGTGTGCAGTACCTGATCAACGGGCTGTGGCAGGAGTCGCCGGTCCACGCGGGCGTCGACATCTCGATCTGGTTCGACGTGGACGGCTTCCTGACGGTCNAGATCTGGAATGGGTGGGACTGGCCGATCCGCTTGGCTTCCGGGCTTGGCGAGGACTCCCAGCCCGCGTTCCACATCGCGGGCACGAAGATCACGGACTCCCCGGCCCAGTCGATCGTCCTCACCAACTACGAGTCACTGCGTAAGTACGGTGCCCGGAACCTGGAGCTGTCCGGGGAGTGGCGCCAGGACTTCTACGCGCAGTGCGACGCGGTGTGGGACCTGATGGAGCGGACGGGTGATCCGATCCCGGCCACCGACCAGATCACCGTGCCTGCCGACCCTCGTCGGCAGCTGGGAGACTGCTTCTGGNTCGAGGACCGCCACGGGTTCGGCTCGGACATCCTGGTGCAGATCCTTGGCATCAACCGGACGTCCGATGCGTCCGAGGGCTGGACGGACCAGCTGACGGTCGAGGTGTGCAACGTGCCCTACCGGGGTGACGGGCCGTCTCGGCCGCCTGTGGTGGTAGAGCCTCCTCCGCCTGGGCCTGACCCGGGTACCCCGGAGATTCCGCCCGATCCGGGCGGCGGTCCTCGTCCGTACTTCCCGGAGGCAGACTGGCACTGGGATCCGATTCCGCCGAACCCGGTGCTCGATGTCAACTCTGCGGCCATCGCCAACAACCTGGCCCAGGGCCAGCACGTGATGAACATCATCGCGTACGGCAACACCCTGGTCGGGCCTGCGGGCATCGACGCCTCCACGCCGCGGTACAACATCACGTTCGAGTACGCGGGTTCGTGGGGTCCNGCTTTCCCGTCGGGTGCCACGATGCCGATTCCCAACGACATCGACAACTCCGACCTGGCGACCGGCGGCGACAAGCACCTGGCTGTCGCCGACCCGACCACGGACGCGGTCTACTCGCTGTGGATCGCCCAGAAGTCGGGGAACAGCTGGCGCGCTGGCTGGGGCGGCTACGCCAAGCTGAGCGGCAACGGCCGTGAGTCTGTCGGTGGTTCGACGGGTTCGGGCATCTCGCGATACGCGTGTGTTATCCGGGAAGACGAGATCGACGCGGGTGTGATCCCGCACGCTCTGTTCTTCTCGACGAACATCGCGAGGAAGTCTGAGTACCGGTTCCCGGCCACGAAGACCGACGGCTCGAACATGTCGGGCGTCGCGAACAACGGGACCATCCCGGAGGGTGCCCGGGTTCAGCTTGACCCGACGCTGGACCCTGACGACTACAACCTGAACAAGGCGGAACGCGCCATCTTCGTGGCCATGCAGAAGTACGGCGCATACTGTGGCGATAACGGTGGCGCTCGCATGGCCTTCCTGTGTGAGAAGCCGCAGAACATCAGCGGTATCGGTTCGAAGTATTCGAACGCTGGAGTGACGGGAGACTACTACAACCTCACCAAGATACCGTGGAACAGGCTCAGGGTGCTGAAGAACTGGGACGGATCACCCTGAGCTAGAAACAAAAAAGCCCCCCAGCCGAGCCTAATGCTCGGCTGGGGGGCTTCGGTCTAAGGACAAACGATGCCTGAGGTACCACACGTTTCCCCAGGGCAGATCATCAGGGCATCCCACCAGAACGTCCTGATCGACCAGGTTAATCAGAACACTCAGGACATCGAGGACCTGAAGGTTGCGGTCGGCGATCCTGAGGCGGTGGAGGAATTGGTTGAGGGGCTGATTGACGTCCACGTCAATGATGCCACACCTCACCCGGCCTACGACGACCTGCCGAGCTTCACTCTGATTTTCGAGAACGGACTTGTCTAGTGTCTCTGTCCACGAACATCACCAACCTCGCTACCCGGATCGCCACCGAGTTCAAGACGGTCCGTTCCGAGGTTAAGGGGACCGTCGGCGACCTGAACAACCTGATCACCACCAGCAAGGGCAACCTTGTTGCGGCGATCAACGAGACCTACACGCTGGCCGAGGGCGCCGCTGGGGGCGGCGCGGTCATCGATGACAACAACGTCAGCAGCTCCACCACTTACTCCTCGGAGAAGATCGAGGAGCGGCTCAGTGATGTCGAGGTTGATCTNACTGATCTGATCGATGACNCTTCGGCGAGCTCCAGCACGGTCTACTCGTCCAGTAAGACCGACAGCCAGATCTCGGCTGCGGTGGCGGGCCTGGTCAACTCGGCTCCGGCAACCCTGGACACTCTGAAGGAGCTGGCCGACGCCCTGGGCGGGGATGCCAACTTCGCCACCACCGTCTCGACTGCTCTCGGTAACCGGGTCCGGGTTGACGAGGCCCAGAGCCTTCNACGGAACCCAGCAGGCGCAGGCCCGGTCGAACATCGGTGCGGCGTCAGCTACCGACCTGACGGCCCTTTCGACCAACGTCGGTGACACGAACGCCGACTTCGTGCAGACGTTCGAGGACGGCCTGGAGGATGCGTGAGCCTCAGCGGCAACGTTGATGCGCTGGCGGCTCGTGTAGCTACTGAGTTCAACACCGTTCGTAAGGAACAGCCCGCACTCTTCAACGTGCGGGCTTACGGCGCTGTCGGTGACGGCGCCACGGACGACTCAGGGGCTATCCAGGACGCGATTGACGCCTGCGTGAGTGCTGGCGGGGGAACCGTGTGGTTCCCCCGGGGCGACTATGTGGTCGGTACCGGCCTGGTCGTCGACGGCTCGGGTGTGGTGCTTCAGGGTGAGGGTCGCGGTGCGTCCCGGCTGCTGAAGGGTGACGACATCGAGCTGCTGCGGTTCACCGGGTCCGCCGGTGAGGGCAACCACATCGAGGACTGCGGTCTGCTCAACCTGTCGCTCCGAGGCGAGGACTACTCGGGCCGCCTGCTGAACACCACCTACGTCACCAGGTTCTACGCCAGGGACCTGCACCTTTTCGGTAACGACGGAACCGGCCTGGACATGGCCGAGGCGTGGGACTCGCGGTTCGAGAACGTGTACGTCGAGTGGTGCGGAAACGCCACTCTGCCCGCCGTGTGGGTGCGGTCGTCCCAGGCCAGCTCCGGGGACGGTACGAGCACGGACGCCACCAACCAGGTCCTGTTCAAGGGGCTTTTGGTCGAGGGATGGCGCGCTGGCGCCATCGTCGTCGAACAGGGTCCCGGGTCCCCGGAGAGCATCTACGGAATCCACTTCTACGGCACCAAAGTCGAGACGTGGATGGTCCGGGACTCGGCGATCGTCATCGGCGACGGCACGTCGAACGTCACCATGACCGACACGTATGTCTACATGGACGGGTTCGACGACGGCTACAGCACGCCGGTGCCCGCGGTCGCTCTCGGTGGGTGGCACCTCAACCGCCTGGACGGCCTGTACATCGGGGTCGGCGATGAGGTCGTGACCGCCGGTGTGCAGGTCACCGGCGGTGGCGTCAGTCTCAACAACGTCGAGGGCAACTACGGCGGTGGTGCGCCCACGTCCGGCTACCACATCTACGTCGACGGCGCGGAGGACGTGACGTTCTCCCAGCTGACGGTGTGGAACGCGGACGTCATCAACGACTGGACCGGGTATGTCGCCCAGCTGGACGGGCAGGGATACCTGGATCCGTTCGCGCTGCGCCCCCAGCCGTTCCTTTTTGAGCGGTTCCCCTCGGCGTCCGGGACTCTCACGGTCTCGGCCGACTCGAACATCAAGGAAGTGGTGCTTAGTGGGAACGTCTCGGTCAACCTCCCGACGGGATGGTGGGAGCGCCAGGTCATCCGATTCGAGTTCTACAACCCGTCGGGAAGCGCTAAGACTGTCACCTTCAACTCGAACTACAAGGTTAGCTCNGGTATCACCCGAGGCCCTCACTCTGTTGCAGTTGGGGAGTCCCTCTTCGCGGCGATCGAGTACTCGTATCGCCAGGAGAAGTGGGTCATCACCGCTCTGACCCTTTCTGCGGCGTAAGGAGGTTCTGTGGCTATCACACTCCGGTCTTCTGCCCAGAACGCCTACGAGGGTTCCTCCGGTGGTTCGTTCTCCGTGGCCAAGCCCTCGGGCTTGGCCAACGGGGATCTGCTGATCGCCATCGAATGGCTGGACGAGGAGAGCACGTTCGCCAACCCTAGTCAGTCGTGGGATGTCACGAATGCTAGCCCCGGGGAATTCCCGGCTACCCATCCGCACGGTCGGGTGCATCTCAAGCGCGTCACCAACGCAGGATCGGAGCCTGCCAACTACGGGTTCCCGTTGGCCTCGTATGGCAACAAGTGCGCCCAGGTGATCGCACTAGCGGGGGTTCCCGCAGTGCCGAAGTCGCGATCGCGTGGGACTACGGGAACTTCGGATCGTCGCCGTACACCATGACGGCGCCGGACGCGTCGTACAGCGGGTCGGACCCGGCGATCATCGTCGGGTTCTGCCCGATCGTCAACGATGTCACGCCGACCATCACGCCTCCTTCCGGCTTCACGGAGCTGGGATCGGAGATGGTGGCACCGACGTACGCGTGGATTGCTGCGGGACATTCGTACCTGATTACAACCGGCACCCCCGCCGCCGGACCTCGTACCGGGACCACCTCAACTCGGGATTCCGACTACCCGCACTGGTCCGCCGTGACCGTCGCTTTGCCAGGGACCGTGTCTTCTCCCCCGTCCGGCCCGGAGTCTGGGCGTTTCTTCATCGCTTACATCTGAGGGCCGGATGGAGCATCCAACACAGCCTACACAGTACATAGACGTTCGAGCAGCCCACTACGAGTCACAAACTCTGGAACGGCTGGCCAGGATCGAAACAAAGATCGACCACATTAGCACCGCACTGGTGTCGCACGAACAGCGGATCGTGAATCTGGAAAAGCAATCGGGGCCAGATCCTGATCACGAAGCGCGAATCCGAAAGCTGGAACGAACCATCTGGATGATCGCGGGAGCCGCCGCTACAGCGGGCGGGACAGCCGGGGGTCTCATCTCTCAGCTTTTCGGAGCCTAAGCAGTAAGGAAATTTATGACTACCAGCCAGAATGGTTGGCCGCTATCTCCTCCACGATCGAGCCGCCAGGTCCCGGGCACCAATGTGTATCTCACGGTAGCGGACGGACCGGCTGGTGACCTTCTGATGTACGTGGCCGAGCAGTTCCACAAGCGAGTGGAACGGCTCGACGAGACAGCCGATGACTGGGGCTTTTCGTACCGGCGCAACACCAACAACCCTTCGGTGTGGTCCAACCACGCATCAGCGACCGCCATTGACCTGAACGCCACTCGCCACCCCAACGGTAAGGGCGGCACCTTCACCAAGGCGCAGTACGCAGAGATCGACCGGATCCTTGCGGAAGTCGACAACCGCGTTGCCCATCTCCGCGGTTACGACGAGATGCACTTCGAGATTCGCGGGACCAAGGCGCAGGTCGAGGCAGCAGCCCGGAAGATCAAAGGAGGTGGTCCGACGACGGCCCCAAAGCCGTCGTTTCCCACCCTCAAGCGAGGCTCCACGGGCCCCGAAGTCGAGCGCATCCAGCGCGTCCTCAACGTCAGTCCTGCCGACGGAATCTTCGGTCCCGTCACAGAGTCTGCCGTCAAGTCCTTCCAGCGAGCCTCCGGTATCGCCGACGATGGCATTGTCGGTCCAGTCACCTGGGAATACATCATTGCCCGTGAGTCTGGGGGCAACAGCGGTTCTAGCGGGTCTGGGGGGACTGCTGGCACTAGCCGCCCGACGCTCCGCCGTGGCAGCACAGGAAAGGAGGTCGCGGATCTCCAGGCATTCCTCAACCGGGTCTTCCCCCGGTATTCCAGTCTCGCAGTTGATGGAGCGTTTGGCGAGCGAACGGAAGCAGTCGTCAAGGAATTCCAGCGGCGCTCCGGACTCGAACCCGACGGTATCGTTGGCCCGCTCACGTGGCGGGCCCTCGGTTTCCGATGACACCGTAGCCATTTCACCGGCAGGAGTAGACGTGAGCAAGAAGACGTGGGTGCCGAACCGCAAGATAGTTGCGGCCGCGGTGGCAGGGTTGGTTGCCCTGCTGTACTTCATCCTGACGGGCACCGAGATCGATCCGAACCTTCAGTCCGCCATCGTCGGTGGGGTGATGATCCTGCTCGGCTACCTGGTGCCGCTGAAGGAGGATGACAAGGAGGATGAGGGCCCGGGGGTGTAGCCGTGGACATNGTCTACCCCCTGAAGCGGTCCCGCCAGTACGAGGAGCTTCGCTACTCGCTCCGGTCGGTGGCAGCCAACCTCGAACATGACCGGGTGTTCATCATCGGCGGAAAGCCCGACTGGCTTTCCGACGAAGCCATACACCTTCACGCGGCCTGGAGGCCCCAGAAACACCAGGATCTCCGGGAGAACGTGCTGGCCGCCTGCANGGATCCCAGGGTCTCGGATCCGTTCATCCTGTTCAACGACGATTTTTTCGTCATGCACCCGATGAAGGAGGTCCCGGTTCTGAACCGGGGCACCAGTCGGGAGACGGAGCAGTCGATCGAGCTACAGCGGGACTCCAACCCCCTGTACCTGCAGGCGATGATCTACACCCGGGAGGTGTTGGAGAGCCAGGGATACAAGGATCCGCTGTGCTTCGAGCTGCACGTCCCGATGGTCGTGCACAAGAAGCTCATGATCAAGGCGTACAAGCCCGCCAGGCTGTTCCCCCGATGGCACAACCGCACCGCGTACGGCGCGTACGCCGGTCTCACCGGTGAGACCATCAAGGATGTGAAGGTGTACAGCAAGAGCGCCCTTCCGGATCTGTCGTCGCCGTTCTTGTCGACGAACGACGGGACGTTCCGGGACGGGGTGGTCGGCAAGCACATCAGGAATCGGTTCACCGCCAAGTCGCCGTACGAGCGGTGAAAACACGAAAAAAGCCCCCCAGGACCCTAGCTGGTCCTGGGGGGCTTTTTTGTTTAGTACCGGCTGGTCACTCCCAGCCGCTTGTAGGCGTCCGCCGCCCTTTTCTCGGCGCCCGAAGCGCCGTACCGCCGGACCATCTCCGGGGACGACCATCCACACAAGCGCATCAGGTCTCCCTCGGTGCCTCCGGCGGCCAGGAAGTTGTGCGAGAACAGGTGGCGGAACATGTGCGGGTAGATGTGCTCGATGTCCGCACGCCGCACCGTGCGGGCCAGGATCTGCCGGACGCCCGACGTCGTGAGACGGCCTCTCTTTCCGTGCCACAGCCACGGGTTGTCGTCCGTGCGGGTCCTCAGGTACCGCCTGAGCGCCAGTTCGGTGGCGTCCGACCAGTAGACGGTCCGCATCTTGCGACCCTTGCCGTACACCAGGCCCGGGTTGTCGCGCTGCATCGACACCAGCTCCGAGGCCCGGATCCCGGTGTCGAGTAGCACCCGGATGAGGGCTAGGTCTCGCTTGTCGGTGGCGGCTTTCAGGAGCCGCCGAACCGCCTCGTCGTCGATCAGGGGCACCGGCTTGGGCGGTACCTTCCACGGCTTCACCCGGCGGAACGGGGTTTGGTCGATCTCGTCCTCCTCCTCAAGCCACCGGAACAGCTGTTGCAGCCGCCGGTGGTGGCTTGCCACGTACGAGTCGGACACCCGCCCGCCCGTCCGCTGGTGCGGGCGCTCGGACAGCTCGACCAGGTACCTCCGGATGTCCCGGTGTGTGATCTCGTCCACGTGCTTGTCGGGCAGCCAGTCGGCCAGCCCTCGGGCGGCGGCCGTGTAGTCGGCCACCGTCCGGGGGGACAGGTTGTTCGCTCGCAGTGACAGCGTGTACTCGTCAAGCAGTTCGTGGAGTGTGGCCAATGCGTTGCTCCATCGGTCGACTCTGGGGGTCGTCCGCGGAGTTTCCGCTGGTGGAGCCGCCTGTCGGAATCGAACCGACGACCTACGCATTACGAGTGCGTCAACGAGGCCGTCGAACCCGAAACGGCGTGACCAGAGAGAACTCCGGGACGCTCACAGCGTACCACGGGCGAGTACGTGCCTGTCCTAGCCTGCCCACATCCGCCACCGGACGATCCGGCTGATCACGTTCTGTGAGACCCCGTACCGGGCGGCTAGCTCAGCCTGCGTGGATCTCCGGTCGGCGTATGCCCGACGGATCTCCACGACGTCCGCCTCCGTGAGCTTGGCGTTGGGGTGTCGGGAGCCCCGGACGAGCCTTCCATGCTTGACCATGTCCGCCACGTTGCCCTTGCGGGTGTCGTAGCGCAGGTTCTCGGGCCGGTTGTTGGTAGAGTCCCCGTCGGTGTGACACACCTCGTGCCCCTCAGGCCGGGGGCCCAGGAACGCCTCGGCAACAAGGCTGTGGACGGCGCGGTTGCGGGCCTGGCCGTCCTTCCAGAGGACCACAAACAGGTGGCCACTCTTCCACCTCCCCGGGCGCAAGGTCCTACCTCTGAGCCTCCTACCCGCAGTGATACGATCCATCGACCGGACGTTCCCCCGGTCGCTGACCTCGTACAGTCCTTCGTAGCCCACGACGGGCTTCCAGGTCTCCAAAGATCCTCCTAAACGCAAAAAAGAACCCCCCGTGGACCGGAGTCCACGGGGGGTTCTTCTGTCTGTTCGTGCTTACCAGCGCAGCGCCCGGAGACCGGGCATCGCCACCAGGCACATCATGACCAGGACCTTGATGGGGATCCACAGCATGTAGAACGACACGTACGCCATGCCCACGACGATCCAGGCTGTGGCCGCGACCAGCCACAGCAGGATGGCCGCTGCGACGCCTGCCGGGGTGTTGGTGTCGACGTGTGTCGTCTTCCTGCCGGGCCAGTGCACGGTCATGTCAGCCTCCTACTGCTTGGTCCAGGTGCAACCGCCGGACACCTTCAGGAACTCTCCCTGCTTTACTGAGACGCTCCCAGGGCCCTGGAGGTTGTCGTTGGCGATGATGGACCGGAAGGTGCCGCTGTCGTCCTTGGCCCTCTCCCAGTAGCACATCGGGAGCAGGTCCGACTTGTCGGGCCCTGCCGTCTTGTAGCGGCCGGGCTCGATGTCCACCCCGACCTCGTAGGTGCCGTCCGAGAAGGTGGTGAGCGGCCCCGACTTCGCCGGGGGCGCCTCGGCGGCTGCGGCGGATGGCGGCGGGTACGACGGGTGGTACGCCGACTGCTTGGGGCTGGTGGTGCTCACCGCCGAACCGATGACGATGAGCGCGGCCACTCCTCCGACCACCCAGGGCCATCGTTTCTTCTTCGGCGGGGGTGGGGTGCTCGGGGGCTGGTAGTGGCCCTGATACGGGTACTGCTGGGTCATGTTGCTCCTCTCTGCGTGACCGCCTTGTCGCACTTGGCGGACTTGGCGGTATTCTGTCATACCACTGGAGTCCAGTCGCTGTCACGCACAGCGACGCTGAATGCTCGAAACTCGTTGACGCGGTCGAACATCGTGAGGTTCCTCGCGACGGTGACCGCTGTGTGCTTGTCGAGGGTCAGGTGGCCAGTGCCAGGTCGGTAGGGCTTGCCGGGTGGCCGGAAGGGCCCGTTGGAGCCCTTCGGCCTAGACCACACCATGTAGACGATCACAGCGGTTCCCACTCTCCTTCCGGCCAGACGACTCGAACGATTCCTGCTGCGGCGATGGCCTTCCGGCAGCCACCGCACGGTTCCCTTGTCACGTACAACGTGGCCCCAGGCAAGTCCTCCCGATCGCAGAACAACAGAGCGTTCAGCTCTGCGTGGACCGCGACGCACGCCCCAGGACCGGTGTCATACGAGCTTCCCGGCTCGACTTGCGACGTTCTTCTCGGGCAGGTGCTGCACCCCGGGAGTCCGGGTGGTGCCCCGTTGTATCCGGTTGATCGTACGCGCTTGTTGCGTACGACCATCGCACCTACCTTGGCGCGTTCACAGTCGGATCGGACGGCCGCCCATTGGGCGCCCGCCAGGAAGTACTCATCCCACGTCGGTCTTATCGGGTCCATAGCACCTACGGCTTGAGGATCGCCATTCCAGCGGCCTCCGCCTCGGTCAGCGCCGTCAACCGGTCCGTGACACCGAGCAGCATCCAGCGGGCGATCAGCCTGCTGGGCATTCCCGTGAACTCGTCAATCCCCAGGTCCTCGATCACCTCAATCAAGCCCTCGGCCAGTTCGGCGGGGTCCGGTTCCTTCATCATGTTCTCCTTACTGTTGTCGGATAGTTCTCGGCGTTTGCGACGTGCCGCCGTGGGCGTCCCCGAGAATCTTTGCACTCGGGGACGCTGAATTCAGCACCATCGACGATCTCCTTGATGTGGTGCTCGATCCCGTGCTCGCACGGACTGACGACACGCAGCGTTGCGATCGCTGGCCGTCCCATTACCTGCTCTCCAACACATCGTTGATGAAACTCTCAGCATCCAACTCCTTGACCTGGTGATACATCCACCGACATCCTCGACGGAAGTCTCGTAGCACCCGCTTTCGATCCGCCGGGGGAAGATGAACGCCCTCGCCCTTTCCCAGCTTCCGGCCAAGCAGCCGCTCGCACTCTCGCTTAAGTACGAACCGGAGAGTCCAGTAGTGGAAGTCAGACCGGAACTGGGACGGATAGCCGTGTGTGTAGAGTCCCGACAGCTTGTCGAACTCTCGGGTGTTGTTGACGTACACAGACGCGACAGCCGCAGCGGCCACCAGGACAGGTGAGTACGAACCGTT